TCATCTCCGTCTAGAGGCCCTAGATCTCTAGAATTTCCCGAGAGATCCTGTAAGTCTCCTGAAACAGAAACGTCTTGATCAAACTGGTACCAAGCGTACAGTGAGTCATTGCCTCTATAGATATCTCCGCTGGAAGCAGTCCATTTTTTTCTAAGATCATATGTCCTGACTCTTGTTATCTTTGGCATTACTTTAACAATCCTCCAAATGCGATTGAATCAGTTCCTCCACCGAAGTAATCAGTTCCTCTTCTCCCGTAAATATCAAATTCATTCATGTCAGCTGTATCGAAAGAAGATCCACTAGTCAGGACACTAATTATATCAGAAGACACTGCATATCCTTCTAATTCTTTCTTAGGAAAGTATAACTCTAATGCACTATTTGTGTCGGTAAAAGGAGTAAACTTCATGTTGTCTTCTTGAAAAATAGGAGGAAGTTCAACATTACCAAAATATTCTGGTGCATCCAGATAAGGCACAGTTGGTGAATCTTTTAAATTGTACCCTTCATGTATGAGTGCAGTTCTTCTAAAAGGTGTTTCATTGGAAAATGAACCTCGAATTCCTCTAGAATGAAAAGGTGACTCTAAATTAGATCTGTCTGCCTTGCTTCTCACTTCTAGTGGGTCGATGACTCCGTCAATCACTAGGGCTGAAGAGAAGTCAACCATGGTGGATGGTAAATACAGCTCGTATGGATGTGTCCCTATGATCTCTATAGGATCATCCGGATTTGTACATTCAAAATAATCATTTCCTTCTAGAGGCTGAGAATACCCTAAGTCTCTTTTTTCCATTGCGTGACTTAAGATGGATGTCTGCTTTTTTTCACCAAAGTAGACAATATTATTACCTACAGTTGTAGAAGTCATATCATCAAACTTTTCGCCTATCACTTTTCCATTAAAGAGGACAGTGTCAGATGCATTAGACTTCAAATACTGTGTGATTCCTCTATAGTTTTTTCTTTCTACTATGTTCCATCCGTCTCTTATGTAAGCATCAGATGTTGAGTAATCGTTATTTAAGTCTCCCTCGACGCCTAGATTTATGACCTGTGTTCCCCTAGTAATTGATCCACTCAGAATACGTTGACTAATAGACATATTTCTTCCTTTAACGTCTAGCTACTCTTGCAATAAGTTGCTGGACGTATATTTCTCCTGGATTGGGCCTCTGAAGTTCTCCTATATACATATCAGAATACATGTAAGGAAACTTTGCTCTTTCGAGTGAGTGACTTTCTATTACAAAATTAGTTCCCATGTATCTAGATGTTCTAGGAACAATATCTTCTAAGATGTCCCCTACTGTATTATCAAACCACTTAAAGAAAGAAAAGAATTTTGTAAGACTTACCTTCTCTGTTAATCGATTGAAATAAATTCTTCTCATGTCTCTTAAATCTTTGTACTCGTTAGAAAAAACCAACTCCGGATCTCCAATTGCATTATCAAAAAAGTCTAACGTAGAAAAAAGCAAGATAATGTCATCATTCAATGCCTGAACTGATGAGACTTCTATCTCGACCCTTCTATCATCGTGTGGTTTTTCAGACGGAGGTATCTCGTAAACAGGGGCAATTGATGTCCCATATCTATCTGCAAGTGTTGCTGATTTAAATGATCTTATTCTCACTTTGTTATCTGATGCTTTTGTTTCTAGTTTTGGTGATATAGTTCTATAATCATATCTTATTGGAACGATCACACTCTTAGAAGCCTCAAAACCCGTTCCTCTTCCGAAAATATTGTTCTGTGTAAAGTCGAAAATACTAACTTCTCCGGATGAGTTTGATTCTGTTACCAATTGACTCATGGAATAGTCTACCCTAAGTCTTTCGTATGATCCGGTTTTTGCATTGCTAAAACCAAAATTAACACCAGGATCACCAACGCCCAGCGAATAGGGATTGCTTACGTGTTGTATCGTTTCATTTTCTGTCAAAGCTTTTGTAAAAAATCTTATGTTGGAAGATTTTCCAGTAAAGTTTACAGTGTTAGCACTAGAGTTTGAAAGTTGATTTAAGAACTCATAAGATGTTGAAGAGTCATAACCCAGACTCATGCTTCCGATGGCAATGAAAGTTCCTGATGTGTTATATTCAGCATCTATGTTGTTTAGTGCATTGCTATTCTTATCGTAAAAATATGATGATGTTGAATATATCAATGGCTCTTTTGTGTATCTTGACTTACCTGCTCTTAAATAGTAAGAGGAGGATACATATCTTTCTTCTGCATGTGCGTTTCTCCCGAAAGACAGATGCCACTTTTTTCCATCAAAAATATCTACATCATGTATTTCCATTCTAAGAGTATCACTAATGTTACCATCAGGTTTTCCATAAAGGATTAACGACCCTGTCTGGCCAGTACTTATGTTCGGTTTTATGCACACCAAATTATAGAGAAGAAAATTATTACCAACTCCAGACGAAGATCCTGTTGATTGAATCCTCATGAGACTTTGAATTTCTGGATGGTTTAGTGCGCCGTCGAACTTAAAAAGTCCCTCTAAGAACCAAGACCCACTGGTAAAAAGACCGTCGGATGCATTGTTGCTTACACCATTAACGTAACTTCCTTGAATTAATGGATAACCCGGTTCTGTTCGAGAGCCTGAAAGGTAACCCGATGTTACAACTGGTCTGGAACTATCTCTTCCTTCTCCATCAATAGTCCCTTGTGTATTAAACGATCCTGAAAAGTTTAGAATCTTACCTATACGTGTCCTCTTAACAAAAGTATTTTGTATTTCTCTTCTAGGGTTACCGCCGTATTCTTTGATTCTAAAGGTTGTGCCCGGATTTATTCCTATATTTCTCAGAACTGCTTCGGCTGATGCTCTTGTTCCCTTAGATCTTCTAATTTCTGGTAAATCAGAGAGAATTCTTCGCCATATTACATTTTGTACATCTTGAAGGGATCTATTGTTTTGTGCCTCATCTAGAGTCACTTTCTTTCCTTGCATGTACTGTTCTATAGATGCATTATTAAACTGGGATGGTAGTTTAAAGCTATGATATTCTGCTAGGAAAGGAAGGAGCTGATTTGATATTGTTCCCTGATCGATATAATCTACTTTTGTCAATTTAGACATTTCATCAATAAAAAGCTTAATTTCATCAAATATCTCAGCCCACATAAAAAGTACTGATGATATTAATTGTCCTTGTTGTATTTTATTGCCACCAGGTTCATCTACTATCATCCCTGGGTTTTCGTCTAGATTTTCTAAGTCTGATTGATCACCTGATAAAAACTTCTCTTCACTCAAATAGTGTTCAGGTATTAGTTTTGTTATTAGATTAGGATTGTTGATATCATAGTTTGATCCTGATGCTAATAAGTTGAATGATAGACTTTTGACTGTTTCGAAAGAAGGAAACAATACTGGAGAAATCTTAGGATCTTCACTCGGCAAAGCAGTTGAGTTTATCCTAGACGTGTCTCTCTGGTTCATTTGGAAATTTTGAACGTAAGTGTGTAACTCATTTCCGGAGTGATCTAGACAGAGATTTTCGTTTTGTCTACCTTCGTAAGAATAGGATCCACTAGGTTCATTAAACCTAAAATAAAGTTTTAAGTCTTCTTGAGCAAAAATCTCTCTGTTCATGTATTTTCTTATGTCAGCTGTTTTTCTAGAAGAATTAAAAAATCTGAAATCGTCTAAAGATCCTGAAAGAGTGGCAGTGGGTGTGAACTCATTTCCGCTATATGTGTGTATAGATCCGGATCCTATAGTAAAATTAGAATTCTCAAAATCAATATTTGAAAGTGAAACTTTGTTTGAGCTGGTAACTTCTCCTTCACCGTTCACTAGTATCTTGAGTTTGTCAGTGTCACCTCTGTCGTAAATTGCTGCTATGTGTAAAAACTCTCCCTTAGAAATCGAAGTTCTTGTTAAAGTTTGACTTTTCGTCTCATCACTTACAATAAAAACTAGGTCAGTCAATCCATTTGGAGAGCTTGTTGAGTTAGAATTAGACAATGCTAATGTAAATCCGTACGAATCGGTGTTGATTCTTTGTGCTATTATTTCATTTTGATTGGAAGAACCACTAGGAATATAGAGATTAAATTCCAAAGTAAAAGGTGTATCGTTTATCGATAAAACAGACTCGCCGGCGGATTTTTTTGTGTTTATTGAACTTCCGCCGCCTTTTGTATCTGCTACAGAAAGGTAAGTACCAGGATTACTACCGTCTCTATCAAATATTAAAAATCCTGAATGTTTTGGAAATAAATCAAATACGTGCTTTTCAAACCCCGATAATTTATCAAAAAAAGACTCGTATTCGGATCTAGATCCATCAAATGGATACTGATTTATTATTTTTTCAAATGCTATGTGAACCTTGTTTCTAGCTGAATTAAAAAATGTGTGATTTTCAAACTTAGAAAAGTCAACGTTTAACTGTTGTGTATTTTTTAAGGAAGAACCTGCTGGATCAAACCTAAAGGATCCTGTATTATTTACGATTGCAAACGAGTCTTGTGCATTGTCTGCAAGCGTCATTGTGGAGCGACCAGAATAGTTTTTGATTACGCTTGGCTTAAATAGAGAATTTTTAAAAAAATTGTCTTTTCTCATTTTTATTGGACCGTAAACCTAGATCTTTTATCTCTTACGATTTTCCTTATATTTTTATGAACAACTAAAAACTCAAACATGTAAGATCTTCCATAAGGTAAGATGTCAAAATGAAAATCAAAATACATTCCATCTGGGTCTGTAGATAGCCTCGTTGATTCATCTTTCTCTCCGAAGTCGAATATTATGTCCAAGCTATTTGCATCAAGTACTCTATAATAAATCTTATCAAAAACAACAGACTTTTTCTTGATAGGCTTCTTCCTAGCTTTTTCGGAATCTTCTGTATGGTTTATACCAAAAACATGGATTCTTTCCTGATCTTTTTTATCGTAATTGGTTTTGCAATTTACAGAAAATACGTCAATATTGTCGTTAACAGAAGTACTATTGACGTCATCAGACTTAATTGTTAGTGAACCGGTGTAAAAACCTTTTGAACCGTCAGAAGAATACCAATATTCGTCAAAAGTTATCTCTTTCTCTCTTGCGACTAATTTTGCTATTGTGTCTCCTCTAATATATTCTGTAGTGTCTTCAGATGATACTGTAAAGGATGCAGAATACACACCTTTCTTATTGGTTTTGTCTGTGCCTTCCTTGTGACTGGATACATCAATTATCTTGGTGAATCCTCCTTTTACTAGCTTAAGTTTCAAAGAGTTTTCTCCAGATACTTCTGATCCTCCCGAAATAAAATTTGAAAGTGTAGACTTTCTACTGTTTGTCAAGAATATTGTTGAGTTTGTGTCAAAATAGAAATTCTCTCTATCATCCACGACGTAGTCCGGAAAAGATATTTCTAAACGTGGCTGTAGGAGTGGATTTGAAGAGTGTCTAGATGCGAATCTTTTGACAAATCTAGACTTTAAGTCTGTTTCATCGGATCCGCTAAAAGATATTCTAAAACCGTGATCTTCTATCTTTCCGGCTAAAGTTCCTGATATCGCTGGAGTTACATCTATTTCTAAATCTTCATCCCCGGTGATGAAATGCTGAGTTCCATATAAATATTGAACGTCATTAGGATCAGATGTAAGTGATCCTGACCCTATGATATCAATATCATCTGATCCTAGTAAACCTTCATAATTTGCTCCAGAGACATACCAAGCTTGAGGTCTTCCATTTACTATTGAAGATGTTAAGAAATTCACCACGCTTAAATCTTCAAACTTTGATATATCTCTACCTACACCTTCTGTAAATGATCTACTTAACGGATGTGCTATTACATTGAAATCTGACGGTGTTGCGTGACCGGATCGCACATCAAACAATTTAATCTTGGCACTAAAATTTCCATTATTGATGTCAAGCTTTGATGTCATTAAATCTCTTGCTTTTGAAAGATCAAATTTTACCAAAAGTCTCGAGATTTCATTTTGACCACTGACACCATTCAGCTTATTTTCGTCGTAGAGCTTAAATAAATCTAAAGTTCCTGCTCTTCCAACATTAGCATCTTCTGCTCGAAGTTTCTCATCTATTATTTTGTCTGTTATATAAGCGTCAGAGCTAGCTGTACAAAATATCTTCATTTTTACACCGAGTAACCTATAATATCATTTGCTGGATATCTTAGTTCAAAAATTGAACCAACGTCTCCTCTTATTATTCCATTCTTTACTCTGTTTTCAGTTTTAAATGTTGCTGTTGAGTAAATTCTTCCGCCAGAACCCAATCCAAAATGACCATTACTGGACGTAGATACACCTGAGATTGGAACCACTTGTAAATCGTTTATTGAAATAACTCCTCTTGTATTAATGATCACGTTAATAAGGTCATCGATGATTATAGGTTGGTCTATTTGAAAATATTTTGTCTGTAGTGATTCTGCTAAAGCGTTGTTTATTGCTAAGAGAGTCACTTGTTTGTTAACAGACTTATCCAAAAATACTTCATATTTTATTCCGTAGTTTAAAATCTTTGCATCAACAATGTCTATAGCATCAGATATCAGTCTAAATTCATTTAAATACGTACTTAAGTTTTGTTTAAGAGTATCGGGTGATATTGTCAAATTTCCATTTGAATCTAAACTTAGAATATGTAAAACTAAAGAAAGACCGCTAGTTGGATTTTCAGATAGGCCTACCCTGTACACTCTACCAAACTTGGATGGCAAAGTGTAAATCCTGGCCAACAAGTCCTCTTTAGTTACAATTCTTGTTTGTGCGTTTCTAGCAGGAGCAATCTGTGATCTTAGGAATTCTATATCAGGAGCATCTGCACCTCCTGTCGCTGCCCTTTCGTTTGTAACTTTAATACTCTGTCTAACTGAAAGTGCATCTGCAGGAGAAGGTGAATTTCTAAACTCCATAGAGAGATCTTGAATTGTTATAATTGTATTAGCATCAACATTATGCTTAAGCCCTCCACCGTATCGATAAGTTACGTCGATAGTTGTGTTTCTTGGAGAAATTCCTAAAGTTTGTGTCTCGATCAAAGAATTAGGATCTATGGAGAATCTAGACAATGTGTTTTTACCATAAAGATTTAGTGCCAATTCACTCGGATCAGGTGCTATATCATCATCTAAAGCAAAAGAATTTCCACTTCCAAATCTAATAGTTGTACTGAATGTTGTTGGTGAGACATTGGCGACGTATCTTCTTGGTGCTGGTATCATTTCTAGTGTTTTAGAAACAAGATCATAATCTTCCACACTTTTATTATCAATAGCTTCAAATACTGTATCTTGACTCAAAGACTCAACTTCGTAGTATCTATTATTATCAGAGTCATACACACTTAATATCGAAGAGACGTCGGTATTACCTAATACTATTTCTCTGAACGGCACGTGAACATCTGGAATATTGAAGCTTTCGACTTCTTCAACTCCTGATATCACTTCGGCATTGACAGAAACTTTCCATGATGAAGGCTTTGAAGTTGTCGAATCATTCTCATTTACTTCTATTGAAGCATAAAGATTTCCGTCAGGCTTTATTTTTCCAAAGTCAATATCTTCTAGTAAGTTAAAAACAATTCCTGATTCAGACAAAAACGTTGTACCTTCTAGAACATGAGGCAGTGCACTAGTTTTTGGTCTATGAGCTGTTTCTCCATTTGTATCAACAAAAGTCTCGCTCGGGACTATCATTGATATTGTTACAGATGTTGAAGCCGGAGATGCACCCACTACTTTCACACCTGCATTTCTTAAGTGTGTAATGATATTTTCAAACTCTACGGCGCGAGTTGGATCCAATTCTCTGAACTGATGATCTAGATAATAAGACATGGTATCACCCACCGATGCGGCCATATCTACTAGCAAGCCGGCAACAGAAGGTTCTGAAAAATCTTTTATTCTGTCTGGAAAAAATATTTTTGCATGTTCTATTATTTGTTGGCGCAAAGACTCAAAATCCTTTGCCAAATAAGTCCGATTAGAACCTGCTCTTATTCTGTCTTTGATTCTTTTGGTCATTCTTTATCCTGCTGCATATATCAATGCTTCAACTCTTTGATTAAAAACCCTTAGACTTGGGACTGAATACGTCACGCTTACACCTATTTGTGCCAAAGATCCATCTTCGCTAGGCTTGCTAAAAGTCTCAAATGTCTCTAAGTTGATGTAAGGCATATATTTCTCTGTTGATCTAGAAATTCTCCTCTGTGCTTCCGTGTCTATGTCCTCTGTACCTAAATCAAAAGCAAGAGAGAGAAGATTAGCACCAAAGTCATAAAGCATCATCCTGTCTCCATGATTAGTAGTTAACATATTTCTAAAATTATCTCTTATTTGCTTAGACAAATCAGTATGCATTTCAAATAAGTCAGAGTGAGAAGTACTTAAACGAATCGGAGTCATTATCCCAATGGGTGTGTCGATTCCTCTGTTTTTATTTCTATTTTGTCTAGACTCCTCAGTTGTTCCCACAGACTTGAAATCATAAACTTTTCTTTCTTGATCAGCCACGTCAACACCTCTGCAATAATTATGACACTGCTCCAGTTTATTAGAGTTGATCACTCACATGCAAATGAAATGTATGTAATTTTTAAAAAATGTGTAGGAGCCAGTAACCTGATCTATTAGTCTTCGACGGGTGGAGATCCCCATTTTGTGTCTGGGACTGGACTAGCAGAAGCAGCCAGGCCGACATATTTTCCTGTCTGAATCCATGAATCAAAGCGAGCTTCTGCGAGATCTGCTATTTGCTTTCCTACTGATTCCCCTTCTGGGTTTTCTTCGTTTGGCCCTTCTAGGGTCAAGCCCTTAAAGACCTCTGTTGCAGAATTATACGGACTGGATGGAGCTACGGCTGCAGTGGCAGGTAATGGAGTGTTGGACTTAGATACAACATCGGCGGCGGCTGCTGTGAGGGCGGCATCTAGTGCAGCAGGAAGCTGGGGAAGTGGGTCAGCGTCGGGTGGAAAAGCGGCTGTGAGGGTTTGAGTCAATAGTACTTCGGAGCCCTCAGATATTAGGCCGCCGGCGGTGGAAGGAGTAAGTGCATCTTTGAAAGCTGCTGCAAAAGCACCGCCCCACTTAGAAGCTACCGAAGCTCCGTCTGTTGGAAAACCTTCGAAGTCATCATAACCAGGGTCAATAAACTTTCGTAAGTCTGATGATAGTCCCACTATTTTGTTTTTCCTATCTTGCTCTTCGCAGTATCCCAGTCCTCAGCTGAATTTTCTGTGGCACCCCCAACAGAATGAGTCGTAGTGTTTCCTGCGGAGCTTCCATGGATGTGATCATTAAATTTTGTCTCTAGAGCTTTTATCATCGTTATAAGTTTGTCACCTAGAAGAATAGACTCAGTGGCATCTCGACCAAGAATGACTTGGGTTCCTTCGCCGTTTTGTCCGTCAGCATCTTCTCTTCCGTCACCGATGATAATCTTGGGGCCGTCGATCATAATAGAGACATAAGGCTGTATCACGATAGTTGCTCTATCAGCGTCTCCTGCTCCCTCTTTGATTATCCTTATTGAACCATTAATTCCGTTGTCGGAGTCCTTACGTGCAATAATTCTAACTTGATCTGATTTAAAGATTACAGCTGAACTTTCCGGAGTGGGAGCGACTACAGTTCCTGCTTCTGGTTGGTCTGGGTAGCTCAAACCAAATAGAGTGTCAGGATCTGTCTTCATTGACATGTAAATTCTAGAGGCATCATGCAAAAAATCAGGGTCACCCTCTGGAGCATCTGATTGTGCTGATCCTTCTGGAGCTTTTGTATTGTCTAGGCCTGGGTTTTTATCTGTTTCAAAACTGTCTCTAGTGTTCTTGATGATTCTAGGGCGTGTATCTGCTGGAGGAACATCAACATTAGCTTCAGAACCATTGTGAACTCGACCCCTCCCTACAACAATGTCGATGGCACCCATACCTTCCGAAAGACCTGTAGATGATGCTTGATCATTTTCAGGAAACACATTGCTTTTTTTAGGATCAGGCCTTGTCGCACTTCCATATCCTCTTTCAGTCCCTAATATAATGGATGCATTATTAGATCCTTGGAGAGTTAAGTCTCCTGGGCGTTTGGAAAGTCTTGGGATTGGTTCGTAAACAATTGCATTTACAAAATTAGTTTCTTTGACTGTTGTTTCATAAGAATTAATTTTAGGAAGAGTAAATAAATCCGGGTTTATTCCTTTTTTATCAAGTTGTTCTAATGTAACATTATCAAAATCTTCTAAATCAGTTTCTCTATTGTCTATATCTACTCCATTAGGAAATCCTGGCACCAAGGAAATCACAGTATTTGGGTCGGGCAACTCATTTACACCTTGCTTTGTAGGCAATAATTTCCTGTCCCCATGTGTATAATTGATATCTTCGACATGATCAGGTTCATGTATTCTAGAAACCCAAAAAACTTTTCCGTTTGACTCTTGAAATCCCCAGACTTGTTCTCCTGGTTTTACAGGTAACGAAAAATGAGAAGAAAAGAAAGGATACATAATGGAATTATTATTTTCTAACTTACCGCTCCCACCAGCTATTAACTTTCCGATCACAGAATTTCTTGGTGATATTAGATAAGATTCATATTCTGTGCCTTCAGTTTGAACAAAAAATTCTCTATTTTCAATAGTCTCTGCCCACTCCTTAGCCTTTTCCCTAGGAAAAGTTGTGTCACTTAGAACTTCTAGAACAACATATCTTCTAAATGCTCCAATCTTCGGTTCTCTTAGAGACTTATAAATACTCATCAGTTGTCCATTATTTTGTCATACAGGTCGTCAGGGACAATTTTTTCTTCTTCTGACTGTGCTTTATTAACCAAGTCTGCTAGGCTCAAAATTTGATCATTAGACTTAGACATTCTTTCAAGATATTTTGACATTGTAGTTCCCATGGCAATGTGATCTGAAGCGCTATCTCCCATCGCTGTATAGGCTTCTGTAAAGAGTATTCCTGCTCTTTCTCTATCGCTTACTGCATTCTCATAAATTTCTTTCCAAAGAGATTTTCTTTTTTCATCAATCGAAGAAAGACCTGCAAGCATATCTCCAAAGTCTTTTACTTTCTGTTCTTTGTCTTTAACTTTCTCTAAAAGCCCTTTGATCTTGCCTTCGTTGCTTTTCATGTTGTCCTCTTAGAATATATCGTACATGTCAGGTTTTTTAGACATGGCTCTGTAGTGACGCCTTATTACAGACATAGACTTAGAAAGATACTTTTTGTCTAGTCCACTGATCTCTCTTATGTATAAAAGAACTGCTCTTTTATTTAAAAGTTCTAGATCGTCAATTGACTTAAAAAGAGTTTCTATGGCGTGAAGACATTTAATCTCGTTTTCGTTTGTGAGCTTCACTCGCATGTCTTCTAGAAGAATCATTATTTCCTTTTTTGATTGTTCTTTAGCCATCAGCTCATCTGGAGGAGGAACGTAATCGTAGTCTTCAAAAATAACTTTTTGTGATGCAGACATTCCGTGTGGATCGTCTATGCTGACATGCCTGTTTCTCCTCTTGAGATGTTTTCTAGTGTTTATAATGAACCAATTTTTTGCAACAACATTAAAATAAGAGAAAGCCTTAGTACCTCTGGATGGATCCCACTTATGAAGAGTCTCAAACATAAAAGAAACACAATCTACTTTTAGCTCATCAGAAGACATATAAGGAGACTTGAATCTGTATACAAATATTAGATTTTCAGCAAGTTTTTCAAATGCAGGTAAAATTTCTTTCTCATATATTACTTTCTTTTCTTCCGGGCACTCTTCATTACAGTACTTTACGATTGACTCTCCTGTCTCTTTTGTGAAATACATGTTTCTAGGAGTACCTGGTTTTCTTCTTATTTTTTTCTTACCCTTCATTTAGAACTTCTTCTTCCTCTTTTTGATTTTCTATCTTGTCGGTTAAATCGTATGCTACTGCCTCCAACGCGTCTCTAGTAGACTCGATATCTTTAAGAACCTTTCTCACTTCAGGACTATCGTAAAAGAGAGGTCTACTTAAAATCTCAGAAATACTCATATGTTTTTCTTCTATCACTTCTAACGATTCTTGAAGAGAATCTTGAACTCTAAGAACTGTTATTGCAAATCTCACACAGTAGTAAGTAGATACTACACTGTACAGAGAAAGCAACGTGATCAAAGTATAAACGAGCATTAGGACAAAAATTCTCCTAGGACTTCATCGTACCTTTCTATGATTTTATCGATGCTATAACCATCTCTTAATTTTCTACTCAAACCTTCAGCCCACTGAACGGGTAATGTACTTTTCTTATAGAAGTTTCTAATTTTATTTTTAAAGTCTTCTTCCTTGACTTCAGCCCACTTGGCTCCCGGGACAAATATATTATTGTCTACTTTATTAGGATGTACTTCTTTTAAATCATAGTCAAAAGATATCCATTTTCCTAAATTTAAGAACTCAGTGTGAGCAGACCAATTAGTTGCTAAAACAGGAAGACCTGCTGTTGCCGCTTCCAAAAAAGGCAACCCGAATCCCTCACCTCTTGTTGCGGATATAAAGGCTTTTATTTTTCTAGATTTATACAAAGAAGTCATGTCCTCGCGAGGCATTTCACCGTGTAAAAGATAAATTCTAGGAAAAGAATTATTTCCTAATTCCTCCTTGATCTTCTTGAGTAGTCTATCTGTAACAATCTTATCGAGCTCTGTGTCTCTTCCTTTGTTAGTTTTGATTACTAACCCTACGTCTTTTTCGCCTCTGAACTCCTCAACAAACCATTTAATCAAGTAGAAAAGATTTTTTCTGTCTGTTTCAGGTTCGTTTCCCGTAAGAACTCCAACAGTTAAGAAATTAAAAGAAGTAGGCAAACTTTCTATTTCTTCTAGGGGATTTATATTTTCTTCTACTAGCTCTTCATAGTATGATTCAGGAACAACTTCGATATCTGTTGTAGTTGACAAGCCATTAGACAAAAAAGTTTTTTTAGTAAATTCAGACGGAACTATTACTTTACTCATGTTCTGAACGTTTAAAGTTGTCCACGTAGGGTTACACGTCGTTGTTTCGACTCCGGCTGTCACCCCAACATTATATAGACCTAAATTTGGATCCCATTCGTTTGGAAGTTGACACTGGATTGTTACGTCATATTTTTTATCCGGATTAAATCTACAGTCTTCCTGAATTTGTCCGATTAGACCGCCCATGGTTTTTTGATTCAAATGCCATGGCGTATATCCCCAATTCAAAGGCTGAACGTCTATTTTCACATTTTTTGTTAGTAGGTATTTATAAATCTGTCTTGTATGCTCACCATATCCAGACTTTGAAAAAACAGGCCCTCTTAACAGTACATTTTTCATTTTATATTTCCTGTATTGTCCATCGCTTTTTGGGTTTTTCTTTAAAATCTAGAATTGCCTGCTCCATGGTTTTGTCCCAATCATCGATAGTTTTTTGAAAACCAAATTCAGAAAGTGCGTATTCTCTCGCTTTTCGTCCTAAGGCTTTTCTTTCTTCTCCTGGCATTTTATAAATCTTGTATATTGCTTCAGCTACATCATCTACACTAACATAATCTTCATAGATGTAAGGAACAGACTGTGATCCTACCAATGATTGACATGCAATTTCCAATGCAACTCCATTCTCAGATCCATCTCTATGATCGATAACTTGTCTAGTTAACCCACCCGTCTTTGCTGCAATTATTGGGTTTCCGCAATTCATTGCCTCCAGAGTCGCTAGGCCAAATCCTTCTGCATATGAAATGTTTAAACAAGCATCTGCCATATTGTGAAGAACATTCATTTTATCAAAGTCAATTCTGTCGTTTGAGAATACAATTGATTTTTGAATATTGAGCATGTTCGAAGTCTCTAAAAGGTGAGGACCTTCGACGTCTAAAGGATCAGTATGCATTAAAAGCTTAACTTTATCTTTCTCTTCATCAGAAAGTTTGTCCAAAAATATTTTCCAGGACCATAAAACGTCATTAGGTCTTTTCCTTCTAGCATTTCTGTTTACCCAAAAAAGAATAAAATCATCCTCAGATCCGGGACCTATTACGTTTCTTCTATATTCTTTTATTTGATTCTCAGGAAGAGGGAAAAATATGTTTTCTGGGAGAGAATGTGGAATGAAGTTGGTCTTCTCCGGATATCTTTCACTAACCATCTTGTAAGTCATATGAGAATGACAGTTTATTAAATCAGTTGCTTCATAGACAGGCTTATTAAACTCAGGAAATGGGTAATTGTCCCAAACATGCCAATACACTATTGGACATACTTGTCTAACTTCATCCTCTATCTCGTAAAGCCAAGTGAAAAATCTAGGATCAGTAAAAATAAAAAGAGCGTCAGGTTTTTCTGAAACGAGTGTCTGGAGAATCATATTTCGATCCCCAAATCCGTCTATAGGTTTTATTATGAAATCCGGATTGACTTGAACTATATCATAATTTGAGTGTTTTATTGCTGCTCCGAACTGTCTAAAAGTCCACTTACCCTTCTCTATCAATCCATTTAATAGAAATCGAGTTTGGCAACCGACTCCTGATGTACTTAGGGCATGATCTGATAAAACTAAAACTTTGTATTTTTTATTCATGTTCGAATATTACTTGATTTTTTTTCTTAGTAAAAATTCATGTGCAGTGATGTGTATCTTTAAACTCACAAAACTTGCATGCCTCTCTATTTTTTAAAAGAAGACCTGATTTTATTCCTTTTATTACACTTCTTACCATTTTTTGAGATTTTTCCATCGAAGTTGGTCCTGCTGAAACATTTATCAACTGCACACTCTTTTCAATAGGTGTTTTCTTCTTTAATAGAACAAACCCACAAGATATATCCCTGCTTCTTAGTTCCATTTTTTCAGACCAAAATGATTTGTATAACATCAGTTGGGCCTGCATAAGAAAGTCTTGTTGCTTTTCTCGAGACCATCCTCTTGGTGAAGATGTCTTCCAGTCTATGATCCACGCCTTCTTCTTTCCTTCTTTTTTAGAAAGTATAATAGCGTCTATGAATCCTTTAAACTTTTCACCGGAGACTCCTTTGATGTCCTCGTAAAGCTGGTGTTCTGCTTCTATAGACTTCCACTCTCCGAAATTTTCGTCCATGAAATCAGGAAGCCTTGTTAAACAGTTTTCAGCTGATTGTTTCCAGCTATCGACCTTATCATGTCTGTATTTCCAACCTTGCTTCTGTGCGTTTTCTGTTTGCTTCTTTATATATTGCTCAGAGTCGAAACCGTGTTCATCCCAGGCAGCTTGTATCTTGGCCTGGCAGCTGTTTATGTTCATCTCTCTGGTGTTGAGAAAGTCTTCGATTGCTTCATGTACTATTGTTCCATAATGAAGGTGCGGCGACTCTTCTTGAATTGATAGCTTGTCTATGTGTACTAATTTGTGACGCCACGGGCACTCTTTCCACATTTTAGCTTCTGAGAACGATATGTGAGGTTTTCCGGTTGGAAGAAGGGGTAGTGAGTTTTCTTTATTCAATTTTATCTCTCGTACAATTAATGCAATAAAATATAGGAAAACTAACTAAAAAGTTTAAGAATCTAGTCCCCACCATTCTAGGGTTTTTTCGAGTCCATCCCAAAAAAGAACACTTGGTTTGTACCCTAAGGTTTTTTGAGTTTCTGTGATATCCGCTTGAGTGTGCATGACATCTCCCAGTCTGAACGGAGCTTTTTGAATTTTTATGTCTGGCTTCTTTGCTTTTAAAAATTCTAGAATTTCATTGTTTGTAACTCTTTCGCCGCATGCTACATTCAAACATTCTCCTCCGAATTTTTTCTTGGAATTCATGGAAAGGACATTTGCTTCCACAACATTATCGATGTAACACATGTCTCTTGACTGTTCACCCGTTCCGTCTTTTCTCAAAGGGAGATCGTTTTTAATCGCATGACACCAAGCAGACACTGCTGTTGAATAGGCAGATCCTCCAAATTGGCCCGGTCCAAACACATTAAAATATCTGAGTGAAACCATATCCACATCATAAAGCTCAGTTGACATTTTTATGTAGTCTTCTATTGCGGACTTGTGCCAAGCGTAGGGTGACTTAGGATCTTTTTCGCAATCGACAGGTGTTGGCAAGACTTCTGCACCTCCGTAAACTGATGAAGATGAAGAGAATATAAGTCTTTTGACTTTGCCCAATACAGCACTATGCACAAGCATCACAGACTTCATTACGTTATTTTCTGTTGTTTCAACTGGATTTTCAACTGAATATAAAACGCGTGGTACGGCAGCAATGTGAAAAACAAAGTCAAATTCAGATGACGCTACTCTCTCTAATATTTTAGGATCTGCATAACAGCTCTCAACATATTCTACCTCTTTGTTTCTTTCAACTATTTCTTTCCAATCATCTCGGGAGGAAGAAAGATCGTCGACAACAACGATCTTGCAATCTTTTTTTAATCGCTCGACTAAATTTGACCCAATAAACCCAAGACCACCGGTGATCAATACTTTTTTCATTTTTCTCCTAATAAGAAAGAATCATATCTTCTAGACTACGTGTGGGTTTCCACCCTAAATCTTTTGTAGTTAGATTTATATCAGCTAAAGTTTCTCTGACCTCTGCGGGTCTTTCGTCGATTTTTTTGACATCTTTACCAATCATTCTAGCGACTTCGTTTATTGAATAATTTTTTCCGGATCCGACGTTGTATATGTTGAAACTATTTTTACTTTTTGATTTTGATGACAGGATATTGGCCTCGACTACATCGTCAATGTATGTGAAGTCTCTTCGCTGATCTCCATCTCCAACTACAGTCATGGGTTTTCCTTCCCTGCACTGACGTTTAAAAAGCCCTATCACCGGAGCGTATTGACCTTTCACAGGTTCTCTTGGTCCGTATACATTAAAGTACCTCAGTACGTCTGTAGATAGTCCATAGTTCTGACTATACAACTTACATATTTGTTCACCCATCCACTTTGACATTGAATAAGGATTTAAACAATCAGTAGGCATATTCGGCAAGAAAGGTATTGGATTCTGGTGTCCATACAAGGAGCTTGTCCCTGAGTATATCACTTTCTTTACTCCGTTTTGTCTGGACCACTCTAAAACTCTTTGTGTTCCTACAACATTTACTTCGAAACAATTATTAGGAGATCCTATTGTAGGTTGTATTCTGCTTCTTGCTGCTAGGTGAAAAACAAATTTAGAATTTTCAAAAACTTGATGACAATCGCTTCGAAATATGTCGAGCTCGTGATATAAAGCTCTTCTGTTGTAGTAAAATTCTTCATTTTCTGGAGCAGAAAGATCATCTATTACATGAACTTCATAGCCTTCATTGACCAGCCTATCGACTATGTGACTTCCAATAAACCCACAACCACCAGTTACAACAGCCTTAGTCATCTGAAACTGCTCTTCCTTTCATTTTTTCCCAATCTTTATTAGTTCTAACTTTTTGGTTAAACTCTTGAATATTTTCTAGAAATTGGCAATCTACGTCACTTTGATTTCCAAAATATATCATCGCTGCCAAATCTTTAGGAAAACAGTGTCCGCCAAAACCTCGATCTCCGTCTGGGCCCGGCACTAAGAGATGCGTGTTTCCAATTCTTTTGTCATATAAAGCATACTCACAGACTTTATCGTAGTCGATATCTTGTGTCTGACATATGTCAAACATCTGATTGGCAAACGTAACTTTTGATGCCAAAAAGCAATTTGTAAAGTACTTTACCATCTCTGCTGTCTTAGATCCTGTTTTAACAATAGGAATATCCGGAAATGCTTTTTTAAACATCCTCTTAACATAACCAGTTGCAGGCCTAGGGCCACCAATTATAATTCTAGTTTGATTCTTAAAGTCTTCAAATGAATTAGCCTCTGTTAAAAACTCAGGACTGAAACACACATCAAGTCTCGTTAAACTTGACATATTCTCTGTGGTTCCGGGGGGAACTGTAGATTTTATTACTAAGATAGGGCTTCTTTCCCTATTAACTTCATTTTCAATTTTTTCAATAGTCTTTTGAAGTATTCTAGTATCACAACTTCCTGACTTTCTCATTGGAGTCGGTACACACAAAAATATTATATCCGAATTGTCAATCACTTCTTTGTGAGAATTTCTAGACTTTTTCTCTTCGATATCGTAAGTTAAAACTTCGTAAAACTTATCTAAACCCTCTCTTATTGCTGATCCTACAAAACCTTGACCTATTATTCCTATCTTGTCTATGTTCATAAAATTTTAACTTTCTCTTAAGTGACTATTCTCATTGATCATTTTTAAAAATACTTTGTGTGAATTTAACGCATCAATTCGGCCGTCTTCTAAAACAAAATACTCTAATTCTCCTAGAATTGATGACTTTTTTTCAACGTAAACATCTTTAACAATATTCTCGTGATTTTCAGACAAATAGTATTTTTTCACTGTTTGGTCTGAGAGGTTGCATTCTAGATTATAGTTCTTTTGCCTCACGTGAATCTTTCTATCTTTGTGAAAGGTCTCATTACTCCACATAAATCTAGCTATTTTATTTTTGTTGAATTTAATATTCATGGCAAAAGTATTTTGATTTCTAAAACAAGTCATGTCTTCTATTGAGATGTTTGGAAACATTTGGCATAGAAGATCTATGTCATGTATGCCTACGTCTATAAAAGAATTCACTTCTATTCTAGATACCGGAAGAGCGGAACATCTTATAAAGTCTATGCATAAGACATCTTCTTGATTCATCGATCTGTAAAGTGTTTGATAACTGGGATTGAATCTTTCAACCATTCCTACAGAAACTTTTTCGTCTTTTATAAGATCCAAGTCATCTAAGGACATGACACCCGGTTTTTCTACAAAAACTCTTCCTTTAAAAGAATTTCTAATTTTTTCCAAATACTCTCTATGATGTGATGTAGGTGTTGCAATTATAACATGAGTAAAGTCACTTATAGAGTCTAAGTCCAGAACACTTCTTTCTTTGTTTTCTAAAACAAATGGATCATAATATCTCCAGTGTACTTTCATTTGCTCTAGATACTTGGAGTGAAGCTTTCCCATGCTTCCGTACCCTATTATTAAAACTTTTTTCAATAGTTTTCTCCAGTTTCTTTTTCATACCACCAGACTGGATGAGTCAAAATGTACATTGATTTTTCGCTATTGATAAATTCGTGCATACAACCTTCTCTCCAACGGCAGCTGCTATCTGAAATATATTTAAATTCTGTTAGGAGTTTATCGTCGTAAGCATCTCCAACAATTCCTAATTTTTTTGTACCTTTCACGAATTTATTACCAGTTCTAGAAGGCTCGTGTGGAGACACAACTTTAAAAGTTTCACTACCGTACTCAGCTCTGAGAAGTTCTAAAATTTTTTCAAATTTCTCAGAATTAATATCATCTCCCTCGTAGTGAAAACCAACTTCGTGGTCTAAGCTAAGAACATTCTCAATTATTTTTCTAGACTTTGAAGAAAAAATGTTGTAATTTTTAGCTCTAATTCTAAAAAAATTACTGGATTTTATCCCAACAGAAGATTCAACTTCAATCATTTTCTGAATCAATTCGATATCATGATCAATATCGTGTCTCATAATCAGACTTTTTTGAAACTTCTTTCCTAGGAAAAATTCAGAAATTAAGAGAGACTCAAAGCCATTCTTAAGAAATTTTTCTAGAGTTTCTTCATAGTGTTTTAAAGTAAAATCACAATTCATCTAAGTGTTCTTTTCGAAAATTTTCTACTATACTCTCAAACCTTTTAAGAGAATTTTCTCCATGATGGCATATAAAGTCTATAGCATTTATCTCATGAGGAAGAAGACCCAATGCTTTTGGATTTACCAAAATGCATTTATTCTGAAATTCTTTTTTCAAATACATCATTCCCCCTTCTCCTGTCAAATATATGCCTCCATTGTGTTTGTTCACTACTTCCTCTACTAAGTCTGACTTTCTTAAATTTTTAATTTGTCTATCGCTGGAAGAATAAAGTCTTTCTGTTTGTATCTTTAGAAGTTTATTTATCTGGCGGTTTATTAAAATATTTGCATTCGACAAGCTGCTTCCGGGTGTTATTTCTTTCTCTACATTTTTCCAAATTTCTTCTACAATTTTCTTACCTGGCAACTTGTTGGAAAGCATAGCAAAAGTTTTTGAAATTTTTTTATAGTCTCTTTCTGATCCTCCTATCCTGACTTGGTTGATCGGCAATGACGTGTCTATCTTTTTAACAGGTAGTGTTAAATAAGCATCATTGTTACCCGTTGAATAACGACACCTGTTGGTCCAGCCATTTTTTGAAAACTCGACGTGGTCAAAAACAATAAAAACGTCTGCTGCAGCCTCTTTAACCAGCGTAGGAAGCCATGGAAAAAAGTTAGGTTGGTGAATGCTTATTATTTTTTTCATAGAAAAGTTTAATTTATGTTTGATTTTTTATTTTTTCTGCAACGCTTTCGGCGACAGGACAGTTTCCAGTAATTCCTCTTTTCTTATAAGCAGGTTGTTCATACACTACGTTTGGATAGTGTCCTTGTTCAGGACCTCTAAGACCTAACTCTGCCTTTACACCCACCATGTGAAGCTTCATTTGTTCTAGTGCCATTAGACACAAAGGTTCAGCCAACCTAAAGTTAAACCCAACATACTCATGATTGTATTTACCAACCTGGCCTTGATCACATATAGATCTTATCTTATCGCCGTCAAGCTTAGAGCCTTTTGGAATACAAATCATTCCCCCTTCAAAAGTTGAAATATTTTTTGTCTTGTAGAAAGAAAATGTTCCGCAGTCTGCTACCATTCCAGCATATTTTCTGCAAGAGCAATTAGTACAACTTTTACACTCAGCACCAAAAGCCTGCGCTGTATCTTCTATTACAACTAAGTTATGCTTCTTTGCTATCTCATTTATCCTGTCCATGCGACATACTCTTCCGTAAAGGTGGACAGGAATAATTGCTTTTGTTTTAGGGGTTATCGCAGCTTCTATTTTTTCTGGATCTAAAAGATATGTCACAGGGTCAATGTCTACAAAGACCGGAGTGCCTCCTGCTATTATTATTGCATTTGTTGTTGCAATAAAAGTAAACGGTGTTGTTATGACTTCATCGCCTGGTTTAAGATCCATTGACCACAAAGGTGCTATTAATGCTGATGTTCCATTATTGACGGCGATACAATCTTCTAGATCAAATCTTTCTTTAACATACTCTTCAAATATGCTTCTAACTACTGCAGGCATTTATTTTTGTCCTTGTATTCTTCAAACTTTTTCATCAAATTTATCTCTAACTCAGGTGGTACAGACTTATAGTAGGTTCCCTTTGGTAATAGTTCTAACTTACTCTTACCATTGCCTTCAAGATACATTAACGACTCGATCATTAACCTTTGTTCTAGGTTTTGTATTCTAATATGTAGATCAACTATGGTATCATCTTCATATATCTTTATGGTGTCTTGCATTATCATAAGACCCCTATCAATATTTTTATCTATCAGGTGTGCAGTAACACCTTGTGGAATATCATCTAAGATTCCCCATTTAAGATTATCTAGTCCTCTATTTTGAGGTAATATACCCGGGTGCATATTGATAACCCCTATCTTAAAGTTGTCAAACGCTATTGGTTTGAGTATTCTAGCTCCTAGAATAACGCCTACATCAAGATCATACTGTTTTACTAGCTCAGCTGTTTTTTCAGAATTGTGAACACCTACATGATAATCAATCTCATAGTAATTGGCTAAATCTGAAGGGTGCTTCAGATACAGGTCTTTTGGCCCAACACGCAATTTTGATTTATAAAAATTCAACTGTACAGGATCTGTAGCTATGATAAGCTCTGGCTTAAAACCAGATTCACACAGATTTCTAATTCCTTCCTGGGTTTTCCAATGTTCGAAATTGTATGCAAATACACCAACTCTAAGATTTCTTTTAGTCATTTTCTTACCGTTTTTCTTTCATTAATCTTAGACACTTCTGAAATATGTCATCGCATTTTTCTTCGAATGTTATTTGACTGTCAAAGTCGATGTCACTCGCTTTAGAGTTAATTGCTTTTTCTAAAGACTCACTATAAGACTTTTTGTCTGTGTTATCAAACTCAATTATATAGTCTTTCCAAGCTTTAGGTAATGAAACTGTTTTTCCGTCTATCCCATTTATCAGGTCTTCAGATAAACCGTGAACACATATGTTGTGACATGCAATAGATTCACCTACAGTTCTTGCGGGCCCTAAAGAAAGTTGCCAGGGAGGCTCCATAAAAGGATTCATAATGCTTATTTTACAATGCGTTAAGAAATCACACAAAAAGTCAGGATGAACATAATTTGAGTACAAAACACTTATGAATTTATCTTCTGCAGCTTTTCTAATTCTATCTAGATAATTTTTGTCTTTCGAAGGGCCTAGTATGACCACCACGTAATCTTTTAAAAGATCTGCGTCTATATTCTCAAACCATTCAGCTTGTCCTTTCCACCAACAGACTGATCCTACAAATGCTATTATCTTCTTCTTTTCAAACCCTGGTTTGTTCATCAAAGTTTTTGATTGATCTGTAAACTTTCTTCCGGCAGGAGCATAAAAGTCATCATGAGAGAAAGCGTAATCTTCTCCAATCCCTATGCACTGCTTGTGATTATTTGTTTGAATGTTTACTAAATAATCACAAGATCTCAAGACATGTGGTATCACTGAGTTCATTCTGTTTATGGTGGAAGATCTCGTCAACATAAGATTATATTTTTCTAGAAAATAATCAGCAGGCTGACTTACTGAGCTGTTATAGATGTTGTGAATGTATCCTTTTTGTCTTCTATCTAAATTACCCCTAGAGTCAAAATACCAAGTTTGAATTTTTGAATTTGGAAAAACTTTTGATGCGTAAAGAGGCATCTCTATTGCTTCCATTTCATATTTTAACATAGGAAAGTGAGAAAAGAGAATACTAATGTCTTCTTCAGACTTAAAACCTGTCTCTTTAAAATTGATGTGGTGATCTATTTTTTCATAGTAATGATGGTTATTTTCTACCTTAAGAGGTAGAAAAACGTCTTTTTCTTTCCAGGCTTCGTGAACTAAAGGAAGCATATCTTTGATAATTTCTATTGTTTTTTTTGAGTCAAAACATATCATGTGTTGCCTTATACTTCCCTCAAGAGTCTTTCTAAATAATTTTTATAATCGTTAGAGCCGCAATTTTCAATAAAATTTATCAAAGTTTTCTTAGAAGTATAACCGCATCTGTAGGCGATTTCATGAATATTTCCAATCATAAAGCCCTGCCTATTTTCGACGCTTCTTATAAAATTAGTAGCCTCAAAAAAGCTTTCAAACGTACCGGTGTCAAACCATGCGTGTCCTCTTCCAAGCTTCACTACATCTAAAGAATTTTCCTGTATGTACAAGTTGTTTAAGTCAGTTATTTCAAGCTCTTTTCTTTCTGATGGCCTTAGAGCTTTTGCTTTTTCAATGCACGTATTGTCATACACGTAAAAACCTGTGACGGCCCAGTTTGTTTTTGGATCTTTAGGCTTTTCTTGTATTTGAATCACCTTTTTGTTTTCATCTATCTCCAAAACTCCGTAGTCTTCAGGATTCTTGACCGGATAACCATAAACAACGGCGCCTGTTTTTTTCTTATTTACAGCTTCGATCCCTTCTTGGATATGTTCACTTAGCTCGTTACCATAGAATATGTTATCTCCTAATGCTAAACATACAGAGCTGTTTCCAATAAATTGCTCTCCTATCAAAAAAGACTCCGCTATCCCTCTAGGTGACTTTTGAACATCATATGATAACTTGATGCCTATTTCAGTGCCGTTACCTAAAAGACTTTGAAAAACTTCTTTATTTTTCTCATTTGTTATTATTAGAACTTCTTTAATACCTGCCAACAGCATCATTGATAGTGGATAATATATCATAGGCTTGTTGTAAATGGGAAGCAACTGTTTTGAAATACAGGCAGTCATTGGATAAAGTCTTGATCCGGATCCTCCGGCTAAAATTATTCCTTTCATTATTTCACTTTCTATAAAATTCTAACGTTTCTAAAAGACAGACATCAAATTCACTTTGTTTTAGATTCAATATTTTTTTCATCTTATCGGATCTTATTGAATATCTTTTGTCATGACCTTTTCTGTCTTCTATAAACTTGACTTTTTCTTTCCAATCAAAGTCTAGATTTTTACAAATCTTTTTTATTATGTCAATATTGGTCATTTCATTGGAAAATGTTATATTGTAAGTTTCATTTAAAGAAGAGTTTAGCCACAAATTATAGATTACCCTAACGTTATCTTTGACGTACAACCAGTCTCTGATGTTTTTTCCATCTCCGTACACAGGGACTTTTTTGCCTTCAAATAAAGAGTTAAAAATAGTCGGAAGAAATTTTTCTTTATTTTGTCTTGGGCCAAAATTATTTGAAGGTCTGACAATTATGTATTCGATTTTGTGTGTGTTGGCATAAGCCCTTATAAGATGCTCAGAAGCTGCTTTTGTTGCAGAATATGGATTTTTAGGATCCAGTGAGTCTGACTCTAGAGAAGAACCTGCCTCAATTGATCCATATACTTCATCTGTAGATATGTGAAATAATTTCACACTGTTTTCCTTACATACATTGAGAAGTGAAACTACACCATTGACGTTAGAATTAATAAAAGGTGTCACATCCTTTATGGAATTGTCGACATGAGTTTCGGCAGCAAAATTAAAAATCCACTTGACTTGATTCTCTTTGCAAAGGCCGCTTATAAATTCTTGGTCTCTAATGTCTTTTTCAAAAAACTTAAAATTTTTACTTCTTAAAGCATCAGATAAATTTTCCTTGTTTCCTGCATAAGTCATTGAGTCAATTCCTATGACTTCAATGCCCATTGATAAGAAAAGATCGACAGCATGACTTCCAATAAAGCCTGCACAGCCTGTAATGATTACTGTCTCTTTTTTAGAATTCATTAATTAGATTTCCTGACATTTTTACAGCTTCAATTATTTTCTTTACTTCATCTTCTGTTAGTTTTTCATGAAACGGAATCGAAACTGTTGTTTTTTCCTTTGATTCTGATAGGCTCATATCAGAGTTGCAAGAAGTTATTTTTTCATACGCTTTCATTTTATGAGCACAGTAGTAATGTATTCCAGTGGACACATTTTCTTTTTTCATCTTTTCAATAAAATCTTTTCTGTTCGTCACATCTATTCTATAGAGATGGTAGCTACTATTTTCATAACCAAATGCATCGTTATATCTACTTCTAATTTCTTCTAGTCTGCTGTTTTTTTCTTTAATTTTCTTAAAATTCTCAATTGCAATTTTCGCCTGAAATGACGATAAATACATTTTCCATCCTGGAAACTTTAGATTTCTATTCCAGTTTTCTTGACTATAAGTCATACCATTTAGCGATGCTTCCCTAAACCAATTTATTTTTGATTCATCATTAGAAAAGATCATGCCTCCGTCTAAACTACCGATAGGCTTTGTTGGATAGAAACTGTAAAACATCAGATCTTCATCATTGCACTCTTTAGTAAATTGATTTTCAACTACTTTTTGAGCTGAGTCTACTATCTTGTAGTTTTCAAACGTGTGTAAAATGTAAGAATCTCCTACCCAATCAACGTCATTAATAAATTCAACTTTGTTCCCGGCATTTAAAGTTGCATTAACCACTACAGGAGGAATCATTGAAGGTATTTTAAAATTCTCTCCTTTTCCTAGACTGGCCAAGAATATTGCATTTGTTGCTGATGATAGACCACACGCGTATTTCGCTCCAACAAATTCACAAAGCATATCTTCTAGCTCTTTAACGTGATAACTGTGCAGTGCATGACTGAATTCGCTGGTGTCTATTTTGTAGTCGTTTATGTTAAAAAGTTGTATCATTTTAAAATTTCCTTGAGGACATCACAAACATACTTGAGATCGTCATCAGTCATATTAGGAGATCCTGGCAAATTGATACCTCTAGAAGAAACATCGTATGCGTTTTTATTTAGTGCGCTGTATTTCTTCTCTTGGCTGAAGGCAGGTATCGAAGACAAAGGATAGAAAAAGGGTCTAACTGGTACATTTTTCTTCTCAGCTTCGCTTATAATACTGTGCTTATCTATGTTGTATTTTTTTCCAAAAACTACACCGGTGATCCACGCACCGTTATAAACTTCCTCATTGTCTGTATTGAATATTGCATCAATATCTTTTAAATTTTCTTTATAGAAGTTCATATGATATCTTTTGATCCCTACTAATTCTTCAATTCTTTCAAATTGAGCCAAACCTAAAGCTGCTTGCAAATTAAAGGGCATGAACTTGTAACCAACAATGTCATTGAAATAAGGCTTAGTTTCTGGTCCTCTTCCGTGGTCTCTTAGCTTGACACACTTTTCATACAAGAGATCGTCATCCAACAAAAGCATTCCGCCCTCACCTGTAGACATCGTTTTTGTGTTGTGAAAACTAAACGTAGAACCTATTCCAAAAGATCCAGCTCGCTTACCTTTGTATATAGACCCTAGAGCTTCTGCTGCGTCTTCGATAAGGTGTATATTTCTATCTTTACATATTTTTTCTATCGATGCCATCTCAGGCATATTACCAAACAAATCAACTGCTATCACAGCTTTAGTTTTATCTGTAATGCATTCTTCAATGTTTTTTGATGTTATACACCAACTCACAGGATCGATGTCACAGAAGACTGGTTTCGCCCCGACATAAGTTACCGGTGAAGCTGATGCTATCCACGTGCATTCCGGAACAATAACTTCGTCTTCTGGTCCTATGCCCAGACCCATTAGCAATAGGTGAAGTGCACTAGTGCAGTTAGTAGTCATCAAAGCATGCTTTCTGCCGTGATAAGACGCGAATCTTTTTTGTAACTCTTCGCAGTAGTAGTACTTTTTATCTCCGTACCATCCGTTCCAAAGAGCATCTAAGACGTATTTTTCTTCAAGCTTAGTTATGTGAGTCCCAGCAGCGTGTATATTTCTTTTCATTTTTGAACTCCTAGACCTACAAATATATTTCTAAAACAAAAAGAGTATAAGGATTGGATCTATTCTTCGTATATATCGATATTAATGTAATATTTTTTTCCATTTAAAAAAAAGAAGCTAGATTCTTTTTTCGAAAAAGTTCTTCCTCTCATTATGTTTATCAAGTCAAGAGCTTTGTATTTCTTTTCTAGATCTATTCTACTGTGTATTTCTATTTCTTTGCCATAATGAAAAGTGCTTTTTTCCGAATTTTGAGGAGTGCCGGCTATATTATCTTCTCTGATCTTGGGATACCACTCTTTGAAAAGTTCTATCATTTCTTCTAAAGACTTTTGATATAAACTTTCCCCGGTAGCTGTTATATCAAACTCAATCTTTTTCTGAGCTATGATTTTTCCATCGTCTATTCCGGAAGTTATATAATGAATAGAAACACCAAAATCATTTTCTTCAACTATGGACCAATAATAAGGATGCTTTCCTCTAGATATCGGTAGAAAACTAGGGTGCAGATTGATAATGCCTTGGTTAACGCAAGATAAGGTCTCTTCCTTTATAATTTCAGGCCACCACAAAAGAAACACCTGCTCGATCTTCTTACGCTTTAATTCTTCTATAAATTCTCTAGAATTTGCACTAGTTCTTCTTAGACAATGTATCCCCATGTCTTTCAGATCCTGTGTTATCTCTGATTCATATTTGTCGTTCTTAGATGTTATAGCTAAGTCTATAGGATATTCTGTGTCCTTGAGATACTTTACCAGATCTTTTCCAACATAGTTTGCAGCACAAATTGCAATTTTCTTTTTCATATTTGTATGTCTTTATTGAATTTGGCTTTTGTTCTAGGTAAATTCATCTGATCCTGTGATATTTTCGACCAATACATTACGCCTAGTGTCTTTCTAGACATACCCTTTGTGATTGTTCTTACACCGTGCCAAGAATTTCCGGAACATTTAAAAACATTCAACCGGTTAAACTTGTAGGGAAGCCTAGCTTCATTTTCTTTTCCATCATGAACAATCAAGTCGAAAGATTCATCATAAACCTCTGAAATACAAAGTACTGCGCTGTACTCTCTTTTCCAGTCTAAATTTATACCATGTATTTCAGCGTCTACATGCAATCCTAAATGACCTCCTTCACCGTTTTGGTTGGGTGTCAGCATCATTCCTCCTCCATAATGACTCATGTCTGGAAATGTAGAAGTTTTAAGTTCTTTAAAATATTCATCAGGATCAAAATTAAGGGCAATATAATCTAGCACTGCCAAAGACTCAGGAGTTGAAAGTCTTGGTATTTTAGAGCAGTACTGTACTTGACCTGAACTGCTTTGGTACTTAACCCATTCCTCATCCTTCATTTTTTCAAAGCTTTCTGACGCCGCTCTAACAAGAGATTTCGAGGGTATAAAGTCATCTATAGAAAGAGCAGGAAAAGGAACATCTATCTTATTTATTTTCATTTTTTCTCAAACACAAAATTTAACAATGTTTTAATTCTATTCTTCTCAGGATATTTTTTTAATCCTTCGAAAGACTTGTTGTTAGTAATATCCTGTGATATTTCTTTCTTTATGCATTTATAGCCTTTTGCTTCTATAGTCTTGATTAATTCAGCAGAGTTTATGAACCAGTAGGGTATTTTTTCATCTCCCCAGTATTGATATGTTAAAAAAGTATTTATTGGTCCGGCGGCCGTATCACATAGAACTATTTTGTCGGGTTTTTTTTCACATATCTCTTCTAGAGTAGCCTTCCAGTCTTTAAAATACTGGAGTGCTGTTCTCACGTAGCAAAGGTCGATATCTTCTGTGCAGCTTGACAGCTCCTTGTAAAAGAAAAGCTCTTTGTGTTCTTTGTAAAAAGTTCTAGCAGAATCTACAACTTTAGGTACTTCAACTATGTTGTATTTTAGATTTTTGGTAGTTTGACTTCGAAGAGGATGGTAAGAAAGACCAAATCCTCCTCCTAAGTCTAAGATGATCACAGAGTTTTTTTCTATTTTTTCGATCTCGGATATAAGAAGTTTATTTCTTTCTTTTGATATTTCTATTTCGTCAGAAATGTTTCTTATTCTGGTTTTTTGCTTTTCGACCCAGTCACTATTATCGTAAGAACCAGCATCATTATCTTTTTTAGAATATGAATCTTGTACTTTACTTGACCAACCCTTGGAGTACATTCTCTTCTCTCTTTTTTTTCATTATTTCACAGTACTCAGACCAGTCCTCTATGTAGTCAGTCTTATCATAGGGTGTATCTGCAATTACTAACAAGACCGTGTCGGGAGTCATGTATATTTGCTCATCCCAAATCAAGTTAGGGATAAAGAGCGCATCTGTAGGTCTATTTAAAGTCCAGTCTCCGGCGTTTATGCCGTCTTTACATTTAACAAAACATTCTCCTTTGATGCATATCAGTATTTGATTTGTTTTAAAGTGAGAATGCTTACCTCTAGTCCTTCTATCTGGAACGTCAGACACATAAAATATTCTAGAAGGACTAATAGGTAGATCAGAAAACTCTATGGGAAACAAAGATCCTCTAACGTCACTATGATCATTTATTTTAATTAGTCTTACATCACTTACTGAATGCATTTTTCTTTAACTCGTCGTAAAATTCTATGTCTGATTTGCAAATTTCTCTAAAAACCTCTCTAGTTTCTCTATCCCAAAAGTCATTAAATCTAATTGGATTTTCTTCTCTTAGAAATAAAATTCGGTCTGTTATTCCAGACTTTCCTTGTGCTTTTATTTTTTTGTCTATTAACTCAAGTTGACTTCTAGGTCTAGAAAAGTCTAAAACGTAGTCTACACCTAAGGAACCGTCAGATTCTTTTAGGTAAGATTGATAGACATTTGGGTTAAACGCAGAATATTTAGCATCTATAACATTTTCTCTTAACCAAGTAACTAGACCTAGGTCGGATACATCACCTACCGATTCACCTTTTACCATGGGTGCCCAATAATTTAAAACAAAATCTCTAAAATGTTCATGACTCAACCTGTGATTAATTTCTGGTATTCTTTTCTTTGATGTTAATTGTTTATAAGTGGATGCAAATCTATCAAAAGGATCTCTTAAAAAACAAAACTTTGTAAAGGAGTCCCATTCAACGTCTTTGTGAAAAACTCTTAAATCAGGTATTCCGATGTGAGGATCACCGGATGGTGGTGCAAAAACACTCATACTTAATGCTGTACCAGCGGTTTTTGGAATATGTACGAATATCAAACCTTGCTCTTTAGATATCATCTATTTTTCCTCTGTTGCCCAAGTTTCACCAAAATGTCCTGGTTTAACTTTCCACTCATCACACGTTGAATATTCCTCTGTTAACGAATAAAACATTATTGATTCATCTTGAAGCGCTTTGTATCCGTGCCAAACTCCAGGTGGGATCTCTAGAACTCTTGAGTTTTTGTCTGAAAGATATTCCCATTTTACTTCTGTTGTTCCATCTTCTTTCTCAAACCCTAGACCTACTTTAAAAGAACCTTTAATGCACACCCAATAATCTGTCTGTTTCTTGTGTCTATGCCAAGCGACAACATGATCTTTTGAATTTACATAAGAAATGTTTATCTGGCCTTGAACATTAGGAAAAGTCATAAAAATTCTTTGAGCTCTATCATCTTCGTGGTAGTTTAAAGAATGTTCTTTTTTAGTAGTATATTTCATTCTTATGCTCCTCTATTAAATCTAAGATGCTTGTATCTGCTAGAATTTTTGCTTCTTCCCAGTCATACAAACAAGTCCCACCATGGATTTGCATTCCTTCCGACTGAACTTTTGACACCCAAGATATTGTGTATTCTTCTTTAGAATTTCTTAAATCATCAATTCTATCAATTATCTCCAGCTTCTTTTCTTTCGTCACGTCTATTTGAAGATCTAAACATATGTCCTCAATTAATTTTTCTTTGTTATTTAAGATTTCATTAAAATGAATAATTCTCTTAGTAAGGAGTTTTGATTCTTCAATGTTTGACCATGTCTTAAAGATATTGATGTTTTGTTTTAGTATTTTTAGAATTTTTGATTGATTTAATTTTAAACCTCTCTCTTTTTTAATAAGCATCCCGGCGGCGCATTGTCTTAATGGCCTGTATGAAATGTAAAGATGACTCTTTCGGCTGCATGCAAACCCCAGGTCTTTGAGTTGTTTTTCTTTAGGCTTTTCGTGGCATTTTATAATAGGGCATATGTTCGAGCCTATGGGTCCTCTTTTACATCCTAGATATCTACTAGATCTTCCGGAGAAGTGTCCGTAGTGAATATCAGATTTTTGGTATTTCTCTTCTAACAAAAATCTTACTAGATTGTACAAGGCTGTTGAACCTGAGCTATATTGGCCTGCGGTTATGATGCAAGGTTTCATTATTTTACCTCGCTTACGAATGGAACATGTGTGATAAATACTCCTCCTCTTGACAGAAAGTCTTTTTCTTTTTTGACGATCTCGTCTTTAAAATTCCATGCCCCTAAGAAAGCTACGTCTACTGATTTATCGAATCCTTCAGTGTCGGAAACAACTGGAATCTTCGAACCTGGTGCATATTTTCCTTGTTTGTCAGGTGTGTTGTCTACGATGTATTCAATTAAATTTTCGTTAATATTACAATAGTTGAAGACAGTCGTTGATTTTGAAGTAGCACCATAGCTTATTATTTTCTTTCCTTGATCTTTAAATGTTTTCAAGACTTTTAAAAGATCATCTTTGGATTTTTTTACTCTTTTGGCGAAAGCAACATAGGTCGCAAAGTCATTCAGATTCTCATAATCTTCATCTAAAAAAGCTTTCTCAACAGAAGGCTCTATTTCTCTTTGACTTTCTTTCTTTTTAGCATATATTCTATTTGATCCTCCGTGTATTTCTATATCTTCTACTTTAAAAATTTCTAAGCCGGCTTTTTCAAGTATTTTACTAAGTGAAGTCACAGAAAAAATATGTGCATGCTCGTCATATATCTGATCGTAGGAGTTTCTCTTTATCATTTGTAAGAGAGACGGATCTTCAAAAATAAAAACTCCCTCAGATTCTAAAACTTCTGATATATTTCTAAAAGCATCTTCGATTTCAGGAATATGACACATACAGTTAGCAGAAAAAATTAAGTCAAATTTTTCATTGTTTGACTTCATCTCTTCTACCAAGTCTTTGTTCCAAAAATTATCATATGTTTTATAGCCTAATTTTCTGGTAATGTCTCCAAAATTAGTACATGGTTCAACAGACATAGCCTGCGTTGTTGTAAAGTTTTTAAGAAATACTCCATCATTACTGCCTATTTCTAAGACCTTGTCTGTTTGAAAGTTTTTCTTAATATTTTCTGCAGTATTTTTAAAATGCTCCCTCATAGTCTTAGATGCGGATGAAAGATAGACGTATTCATCGTTAAACATCATCTCTAAGTCAACAAATTTTTCTAATGAGACTAGCTTTGTTTCTTCATCAAAAACGACTTTGAGATCAAACAAGTATTCTTCTTCTTCTTTGCTTTTAGTAAACTTGTTTGCTATCGGCTGTTTTCCTAAGTCTAAAAATGTCTTTTTTGTCATCTTATCTCACTTTTTCTCCAAAGCCTATGTATCGTTTCACAATCACTTCGGTCCGAGTTTTCTCTTTAACGTCTTTCATTATCTTAAGCCCTTCTTTCCATGTTTTGTTACCAAAATCTTTCTGAGCTTTCTTTTTCATTTCATTGCAAATTTCTGACCAGTTTATGATAAATTCTTCTGTTTCTGTATTGATGGCATACGGATATGATTCATCAATAAGCTCTCTATTGGCAGGGTCTAAAGAAGTTATTATGTTGGCATTACATGCAGCTGCTGTAGAAACTTTTCCACCCGTCTTAGTTACCCATTGTTCATAAGGTAAATTAAGTTTTTCTTTTTTGCCTCTCAAAAGAGTCAAAGGTGATCTTACAGCATAGTGACAACTATGCTTCAAAGGTGAATCATGACTTTCAATTTGCAACTGCGTATCGTAGTGACATCCTTCAGAAAATTCTTTCAAAAAAGTATTATATTTTTCTGATGATGATTTTTTTGATGAAGAAGAGATTAGCTCTCTGAGGGGATGAAAATATCCGGACGTGTAGTCCCATTCATCCCTTAAACCTAGGTCTCCTTGACACATGTATCCTCTAGAATCTAGACTTCCACCAAAGTAAAGAGAGAAGTTTTTATGATTAAATTTATTAGACTTTTCTATAAAGATATCGTGATTCGCAGGTATTACTTCAACATTTAAGCCTGGAAAATTATTTGACATTATTTTTTTAAATTCTTTGCTTCCTACTATCACTCCGGACAAGTGTTCTGCTCTGGATTTTAAAAACTCGCCTAAAGAAAATGATGTCATGTCACCAACGTAATAAAGAACAACACATTTGTTTTCCTTTAAAATCTCAGCAACTTGATGGTTTGGATTTTTTTTAAAGAATATGAGAAGGTCATTTTTATAGCTTCTTAAGTTTTCTAAGAGTTCATTGTATTCTAAGACATGCGACTCTTGTTCTAGAAAATTACTTGTGACGTAGCAAGGCTGATAACAACCCATTGTTGCTCCTCCGCCGAATCGTTCGTACACATATACAATTCTTCTAAAACTACTTTTCATCTACTGAACACCTAACCTTTCCAAGGTTTGTTTCCAGTCTTTAAACTCAATAGACTTATCATCGATGTATGCCACAGCTCTCGGTTTTTCAGATGTTACTTTCGAAACGTATTGAGCTAGATCGTGTTTTTCTAGCCATTCCCAAACTAGCTCAATTCCGGTTTTTCCATTTACCAGACCTCTATCAGGCTTTGCCTTACATGTAAATACTATTACCGAGTATTTTTCCGATAGATGTTTTAGAGCATCTCTTGCTCCTTCAACAGGATCATCGTAAATAGTTCCATCGTAATATCCTTTTGAACATTTGTGAATCACTCCATCAAAATCAACACCTATGTTTATTTGTTCATCAGGATAACTGTGCTCTCTTATCTTTCCACCCTTCCAGTTGAGCTTTTCTAAGTCTTTGGGTGTATTTTTTCCAATAGGAGGACATTCTTTTCCGGATCCATGAGTTAGTTCATAAGTTAAAAGGAGAGTCAAGACTTCAGCAGTATGGTAATATTCTGCACCTAACTCAATTACCGTTAAATTTGGTATTTTGACATTAAGTGGGCGACTAGAGATCATCGCGATTTTCATTCCTTGATCATTTGCCCACTGGAGTGCTTTTATCACATCTGTAGATGTTCCGGAAGACGAAACACCAAGAACTAGGGAATTTTCAAGCTGAAATTTTGTTCTGGTGCAAGTTCTTTGATTAAGCCATGTCACCATCCACTGGTCAAATCCTACGTCATTGATTAGAGAGGTGGCAACAATTCCAGAACCTGGACACATTGCGTTTTTTGTTCCATTTGAAAGTCTAGTTATATCGACTGCAGCGTGATCTGCAACTGCTAAGTTGCCTCCATGACCTAAGACAAATATTTCTCCAGAGCTGTTAAACTTTTCCTGAAGTTCTTTCCAGCTTTCACTATTTACTATACTGACAAATTTTTCGTCTAGATTTTCAAAGTTAAGCATTATCGTTTTCCTCATTCTTTTCTATCAAAGAAACTGTATCCATTCCGATGGCAATCATTCCGTAAGAATTGTATTTTTTAATTTGATTTTGTACATCTTTTGGTATATGAACAGCTCTTCTATTCTTAGGTATAAATTTTGCAAATTTATCTAATGCTTCCTTGAATTCTTTGGTTTCAAAATTTCCAGGAGATCCTAAACTGGCGGAAAGATCATAAGGTCCGATAAGATAATAATCAAAGCAGCATTTTGACAATTTTTCTATTTCTTCAATACCTTTTTTTGTCTCTATTTGTGCCACTAAAACTGGGGGCTCTTGTATAAGGCTTTTAAGACCCCACATGTTTTGTCTAACCAAACCCAGACCTCGATTTCCAGAATGTGTTGGGTAATTACAGCGTTTTATAATTTTTTCAGCTCTTGAGACAGTTTCTATGGTTGAAAAAATAACCCCATCGACGCCGGTGTCTAGACAGAGTCTTATTTTGTCTACAGTTGCTGTAGACAATCTTACAAAACATTTTTTATTTGAAAGTTTTATTACTTGTATGCATGAAACTAATGTTTCTGGATTAGGAAATCCATGCTCCATATCTAATACAACACCGTCAGAAGATCCTTGAGACATTATCTCTGATACGATAGGAGACGGTATTTGTTGCCACCTAAGTCTGATTTGATTCTGCAATTTTTTTTACTAAGCTCCAGTCTTCTTCAGT